GAATTTCGTTGGGGTCGGCGACAAGGCGTTGCATGTCGGCTACACGAAAAAGGTGCGGCTTGCGAACCGTGCGCCGTACCTCAACATGCTGTTGCGGTGGCATGGGGCGTTTGCCGAGAAAGCGCCTCCCAAAGCCCCGGTGACCGAAGAGGACTTATCGAACTGGACGACCGAAGATTTCGAGGCGTACCAAAAGCTCAAAGCCAAACTCAAGCCGACCATTCTCAATGGTACAACTTCTTAGCCAAGCTCAAGAGGATATCCTGGATGTCCGCTTCCACGGCCTGAAGCGATTCACCGAACTGGCCTGGCATGTCATCGAACCCTCGACCTCCTTCATCGGCAATTGGCATCTCGATGTGATGGCGGAACACCTGGAAGCGGTGTATCGCTGCCAGATCAACGATCTCCTCATCAACATGCCGCCTCGACACATGAAAAGCATCGAGGTCGCCGTGATGTTCCCGGCCTGGGTGTGGACGGTGGAGCCGTCACTCAAGTGGTTATTCTCCTCGTATGCCCAATCGTTGAGTGTGCGCGATTCCGTCAAGATGCGGCGGTTGGTGTCGTCGCCGTGGTATCAGGAGCGGTGGGGGAACGTCTTTGCATTGACAGGAGACCAGAATGAAAAGATCAAGTTCGAGAACGATAAGACCGGCTATCGCATGGCGACATCAGTGGGAGGGTCTAACACGGGGGAGGGCGGAGACATCCTGGTGTGTGATGATCCCCACAACGTCGAGGAGCGAGAGTCGGATGTCATGCGCGAAGGCGCGATTGACTGGTGGTCAAACGTCATGTCTACCCGTATTAACAATCCAAAGAAGCGGCGGAGGATCGTGGTCATGCAGCGTGTCCACGAACACGATCTATCCGGCCATCTCTTGGATCAAGGCGGGTGGCACCATCTCAATCTTCCAGCAGAATACGAAGGCGGGAAGTGCATCGTAACCGGGTGCGTGTTCCATTGGGACAAAGATCCACGCAAAGAAGAGAGAGAAGTGTTATGGAAAGAACGATTCGGCAAGGCGGAGATCCAGCAGCTCAAGAAGGACTTGAAAGAGTACGGCGCTGCCGCACAGTTACAGCAACGGCCAGCACCCGCCGAGGGTGGCATCCTCAAGCGCCATTGGTGGAAGTATTGGTGTCACGCGGGCCAGGAGGACACGCTGCCGGCGGTACGAGTCAAACAGATGGATGGTTCCTACCTGGAAGTTAGAGCGGTGCCACTCCCATGGGGCTTTGACCGGGAAGTGCAGAGTTGGGACCTGGCGTTTAAGGATCTGACGACGAGTAGCTATGTGGTGGGTCAGCAGTGGGGGAAGCAAGGGCCGGACTGCTTCCTCAAGGATCAAGTCCGAGGGCAGTTCGATTTCGTGAGTACGTTGGGCGCCGTCAGAGCCTTCAACCAAACGCACAAGCTGCCGAGCGTCAAGGTGGTGGAGGACAAAGCCAATGGTCCGGCTATCATCAGTAGTCTCCGAGGCGAGATCCCTGGCCTGATCCCTAAGGGCGTGACCGGCGATAAGCACGCGAGAGCCGCCGCCTATACCCATGTCGTCCATGCCGGGAACTGCTATCTGCCTCACCCCCAGATTGCCCCATGGGTCGAAACCTTCATCAACGAGTGTGCGACGTTCCCGAACGGGGAGTATGACGATCAAGTGGACGCCTGGAGCCAAGCCATGGATGAACTCTATAAAGTCGAGGACAGTGGGGTCGCGATTACCCCGCAATACAGCGCCCGGTTCCATCAATCGCCCACCAGTCTGGAGCCGTTGCAGCAGATGCCGTCGTTCCGCTTCTGGTTCCAAGGGCTCTATCCCTGTTGTGTGATCGGGCAAACGCTCCCCTCTGGCCGGATCATGCTGATCGATTGCCTGCTTGGGGACCAGAACCAGAGCATCGAAGACCTGATTGACCGGAAGGTGACACCGACGCTCGCCGCCGATTATCGAGGCTGTACCGATTGGCGCGACATTACGAACCATGGGCCGATGTCCGCCAAGAGCGACGTGAGCGAGCATCACTTGGATTCGATCATCAGAGCCAAGCTCAACGGCAACCCTGAGCCGGGTGAGCCAGACTTCTTCACGAGACTCAACGCCATCACCACGTTGCTGTCTCAGACTGATCGGCTGTACGTCAACCCCGCGCCATCCCCAGGGGAGGCGAAGCCCTGGATCCACGAAGCGTTGAAGGGTGGCTATGCCTATCGGCGGGATCAAGCCGGGGTGATCAGCAAGACGGAGCCGCGAAAGTTCCATCCCTTGAGTTCCGTGGGCGATGCGATTGGCCACGGGTTGAGCAAGATCTTCATGCGAAAGGCCATCCCACCACCGAAGGTCAACAAGGCCGATCAACAGAGGAGGGCCAAGAGCTATGCCGTATAGCACACAGGTATATCATCCAGTACGTCGATGGGGCATCCGCTACATCTACCCCTTCACCATCAAGCCCGACTACGAAGCACCGGATTGGGACACGCAGGGGATGGAGACCGGAATTCCGACGGATATCAACCATTGGTTGATCGATGATCCAGACTTTCTGGAACTGAACTCATGAATACCGCCTTAGCCCAATTGATTCTCACGGCAGACTATGACGGCACGTTCGACGAGTGCATCGACTTCGGGGAGGAGCCGTCTGTGGATTATCAACAGATCCATGTGGCCGAACTGCCCTACGAACCCTATGCGCAAGGGGTCGAGCGATATAAGAAGCTCAGCACCACACCATTAAATACGCTAGAGCAAGAGTATGTCGCCAATTCAGGCAATCAGGAACTTGATGAACTGTTAAGACAAGAACGTAAAAACCAAATCAAGGCAGACCGTGCCATGGTCATGAAACGATGGAATGCGCAAATGAAAGAACAAGAGAAGCAATACTCTCTTCTTCGTAGAGCCTGGGATGCTCGTTGGGACGTACATGCCCTCATTGATCGATTGATTGCCAGCGATCCCACAAAAGTAAAACCCGTGCTACCACCACAGACCGTGCATGATGGGATTTGACGTTTCTCCGTAGCCGTGCTACTTACTGTCTCGACAGTGACCAACCAGGGAGGTTCTCTCCATGTTTGAATACAAGCTCCTCATCGCCAATAATCCTGAAGAACTAGAAGGCTACATCAACCAGTGGTGCCGTACCGATGGGTGGCACGTCAAGGAGCCGGTTCGGCCTCCACTCGTGATCGATAAGAAGTCACCAGCCTCCAAGTGGTACGCGACACTTGAACGCGAGTTGATGCTGCTGGAATGGCGGTTGCCCATCGATTCGAGCGATCTGGCTGGATTCAAGCTCTACTGGACGAAGACGCCTCCGAACGGAGAAGCCACAACCTGGCGTCTCCTCACGATGGTCAAGAAGGAGGTCCTGTCCTATCCCATCCCGCTCGGGCTCTATAACCAACCAGGCATTGAGTACGTGTTCAGCTATTCCGCCTTTGACATTGCCGGGAACGAAAGCAAGCAGTCCCGCATTGCCACGATCCAACGATGAGAATCCTCAAGAAGCCACAAGCCTATTCAGAACATCTCCAACTACTTGAAAGGGGACATATGGGAGAACTCGTTGATCTCCACGGCAAGCCAAAACCTGAGTTTGAGCAAATCACCGTGACCTTCCTCTGTCCGCCAGGGTTTGAACCGGCGGCGTTTCTCATCACGGCGCTGAACAAAGAAGGCCAGTCCTTCACCAATGCGCCGACTGAACAACCGTCGTTGACGTTGCGCTTGGCGACGTTGGCGCTGGACTTCGCCTCACAGCATGCCATCGTGAAGATGCAGGCGCAGAGCACCATCATCAAGCCGCCACCTGGCCCCATCCCGACGTTCCCAGGACCGGAAGGACGTGGATGAGTTGGACGACCTGGCTCAAGCGATCCGGCTCGCCTTAGAGCCGTTGAGCTCCCTGCATGGGTGGGAGTTCTGTGCCCATTGTGGCGCGTCGGTCGGGTCGGGCAAGGCGCATGCGTGTCGCACCACGAATTGGGACATCCCAGGTTTCGCCCATGATGCCAAGCGGAGGGCCAAGAGTTATGCCATCGAATGACACCGGATCATCCTGGACCGAGAAAGACTACGGGATTGCCGTACGGTATAAATATTTTACGTGCTCGAAGTGCGGGAACCATTTCCCGGTAAGTGTGGATGGTCCATTATCATTCAGGCTGTCATGGGAGCGCTTCAATATTTGCAACCCATGCAAACCAGAATGGGCATTCGAGCAGAAACGCTACATGAATCGACCCTACAAGGAGCCAGGCTGGAGACCGAAGCCATGAGGAAATATGACATCGTGCACAATAGCAACCGTATCGATTCCATTGTGGCGCATAGCATCGAGGTCCTGGATAACGGGTGCCTGCAAGTGTACGTGGAGAACGATGATCATGACGGGCTTCGCGTTGCACGAGTCTACGCTCCAGGATCATGGACGAGATGCACGGAAGAGGAGACGCCGAAGTCGTGACTGCAAAAGCCTGGAAATCCAAAGTCTCTGAACTCGGCTGCATCCTGTGTGCGGATCTTGGATTTGCTGGAACCCCGGCCAATCTGCATCACGTTCGAGAAGGGCAAGGCATGAGCCAACGGGCAAGCGATTGGTTAGTGATCCCGCTCTGTAAGTCCCATCACCAGGGCAAAGGCGGGATTCACGATAAGGAAGAGTTCTACCGGCGCTACCGGATGGATGAACTAGATCTATTGGCCTTGACGATTGAGGCGGTACATGCTCACTGACGACCTCTGCGCCATCCTCTACAAAGAGGCCGATCGACTCGCACCGGAGGAGATGTGCGGGGTTTTGCTACCAGGGGAAGTATTTGTTGGCCTGAGAAATGTGGCGATCAATCCCTGTCATTCATTTGAAATTGATCCCGAAGAGTTTAGAGCCGTGGCCGTCATTCGTGGGGCAATTCCCTGTGCGATTGTCCATTCCCATCCCGGCGCACCATCCAATGCGTCAGCGATTGATTGTCAGTTAATGGATACCCTACAGAAGCATGGGAGGGACTTTTATATGGTCATCGTTGGGCTCAATCCGCGCACCATTCGGGTCTACCGAAAACAAGGCGATGCCTACACCTGTTTGTGGAACAAGGCGGATGTCCTGTCCTAAGTGTCACGGCATGACAGTTCCGGAAGAGGATTTTGCGTGGCGCTGTGTCATGTGCGGGAAACGTGGGGAGCCGTCCGATTCTCAGGAAGTCGTGGTATCCTATCAACGATACCGGGAGCGGGTGCGAGTCGATGAGGATCAGAACTGGCTGCATTTCTGGAAGCGTCGGAGACTGAAGAAGGGATACGGGATCCTATGAAGGCCTCACCAGGACGAGGGAAGTGGCGACTGAAGGGGAGAGGTAGACGGCTGTCATGTGCAAGACCTGATGGATTTGTGAGGTGGGATCACGGCGTTAAGCATGTGTGCATATGGTGCGGACAGTCAATGTTTACGATATTTAAAGATTACAATCTTGACGAAATACTGCACGGTGTGTCTCGTGACATATCTGAGTATGCCACGCCAATAATAGAAGGCGAGATTGGCGTTATCGAAAAGGTGAGGTTCATCTAATGTCCTTTCGCATGAGAGCCTATGGGTCGACATACAAATATATCTACTTTGGGCTGAGTGACGAAATCCCCAACCTCTTTGCATGGGTCGATGTTCCCCCACCACATGATGACCATGAAGTAGCGGATGACCCGGTATTTCTATCGCCCAATCGCACGCTCTGCAAGCGGTGGCTTTACAGAGCCAACATCGCGACCTATCAGCAGCAGACAATGCCCATTGCGGCCGGCACCGTCGAATGGGTCTACATGAAGACTCCCGCCGGGGTCGAGTATGTGTATGGATTGGGTGATAATGGACTCTGGTATACCGAATTGTTTGAGTCTGGCTCACCCAGGAACCGGCGTGTGACCTTTCCCGTCATGCACAAAGGGCAACGGCTCTGGGTCGGTGATCCGCGGCAGAAGCCGCCGACAGGAGGGCTATGAAGAGAACGGCGCTCCCAGCTCCATCGGCTGACATTATCCCGAGTGATGACCATGCGCTATCGATCGATCGCCGCGAGGTGATTGGGAATACGGTCTCGCTCCCTGGTCGATTCCCGATCTTTACCGATGGGAACATGAATGAACTGATGGCCGAGTATGCGTTTCTTGACCAGGATGTGGAAGATGAGCGCGAGCTAGATCAAATAGCGATGCGGTTTGCTCGTTTTCTCAAGGAGACGCGCAAGCAGTTGAAGCGGGATGGACGCAACTTAAATGACTGGAAATACACCGTCATGCTTGCCGTGCACCATAAGGGCCAGGCCACAGACTTTTGGATTGGAGATAGACCAGATGTCGCACGAGTTGACCAATCGCTTGAGGAACACCTGAAGAAACCAGAAAACGCCGAGCGGGTGAAGATTACCAAATCATGATGTACCGCAAACTCCCGCCGGAATGGATTGAGCGAATCAAGGCCGAGCTTGAAACCATTCCTGTGCTAAAAGGCAAGGTGTTCTTGACGTTTGAGTTTAACTCTGATACAGCAGGACAGATGAATGTGATGGAAGTGAAGAAGTTTTCACATGACCAACTGAGGATAAAATGAAGAAGAAAAGCGGCAAAAAGAAACCAGGTTGTTAATAGCCTAGCCTGATCCAGACGATTAGTTCTTGGAACGGCTCGTTGGTCTCTTCGGAGACTGGCGAGCCGTTTTTGTTTTTCTGGAGGTCATCATCGCAAACATCCGCAATGAGCTCGGGCGGCATCGGTGGGTAGAAGGATACCGCGAGGTGCGGGCACTCAATGAGAAGCGTGAAGTCCTGAAGTGCGGGAACTGCGCCAAGATCTGGTACGCCACTCAAGCTGGGGATCCTCCGGTGACGGGCTGTATCTCAGACTTGGACCTTTGCAAGATGGGCACGTCGATGCAGCAAGACCAACTCGAACGGGATTTCCGAGGAGGGTTGTACCGCTAATGCCCGCCTTTGGTGTCACCGATGCCGAACTCGAGGCCGCCTTGGTAGACCTGCAAGATCTGCCCGATGAGGAATTAGAGGCCTTCTTTGACGACGGCACCCAAGAACTCTCGGACGGCCATCTCGTGGAGTATGCCGAAGAGTGTGTCGAGCATACCGAGAAGGTCGACAAGAAACGCATCCTCTTAGATGAACAGCTCTGGAATGCCCATGAATCCGAGATGGCCGAGATGGGCCAGAAAGAAGACTGGCAGGCCAAGATTACGACCAATGAACCGTTTCAGACCGTCATGCAAGCCAAGATGCTGGTTCGGAAAGCGGTAGTCGACAAGCCCGAATGGTTTGATGTCTCGACACAACTGACCGACGACCCCATTGCACAAGCCAAAGCCGCGTTCTGGGAAGATTCTCTGCGCTGGTGGTTGAACCGCTCTAAGTTTCATCAGCTCTTCCCCGATATGACCGAGATGAGCTTTGCGATCGGGATCAGCATGGCGATGAAAGCCTTGTGGACGACCGATCAGGACGGGATCGAAGGACTGAAGCTCACGCTCCTTGAGCCCTGGAAGATCCGCCGGGATATCGATGCTCAGAGCCGTGATCCCCAAAGCGGGTTGTACTGCATTCATCAAGATTGGGTGGACTACCACACCCTCGTGGAGGGCGAGAAACGGGGCTTTTATCAGAATGTCCGCGATGCCTTGCACGATCGCGCGGAAGAAGGGACCTGGAACCGATCCAGGGAACGGAAGAAACGAGGGCTGGTCGATCATACGAATCGATTCCGGCCCCAAATCTTTGTGCGGGAATTCTGGGGAGGCGTGCTCGACCACAACGGCGAGATGGTCTACCCCAAGGTCCGCTACACCATCGCGAACCGCACGGTGATCAGCCGGCCACAGCCTGTGAAGTTCCCGAGGATCAAGTGGCCGATCCATCAGTTTTCCGCGTTACCGCATCTCAGGAACTTCCACGGCTATTCGCTGATCGAGGGCATGCTGAAGATGTGGAAATTCCGGTGCAACCTGCTGTCCATGTGCGCGGACAAGCTCTCGTTTGTTCTCAACGGTGGGTACGAAGTCGATAGCAACAAGCTGATCAATCCAGCCGATAAGGAACTCTACCCCGGATGCGTCAAGGATCTGAAGGGTGGACAGAAGGGGGCCTATAGCTTGATCCCCACCGATAAGGACTTTCTCCCGGTGGTCGATGGCCTCATGAATCTCACGGGCAGCCTCTTTCAGAACGGGGTGTTTGTCACGGAGCTCCTGAAGGGTGAGAGCGGGCAACGGAACGACATCACGCTCGGCGAAGTCGAAATTAAGACCCAGCAAGCCATGGGCGTGTTCGAGGGCATCGGCCATGACGTGGAGTATGGCGGCGAGCAAGCCATCGAGATGGTGCAGGACGTCCTCACGACCTATTGGGATCCCAACGACAACCCCAGCTACATGCAGGTGCTTGGTCAGAAGCATGCCGCCATCATCGGCATGATCTCGATGATGTCACCCGAGCAGCGCATTGAGGCCGTGAAGATGGAGACCGATATCGAGATTCAGGGCGTGTCGATCCTGTTTAAGAAGTCGGCCTTGATCGATCGACTCGTGAATCTCGTGAAGCTGACGGATAGCCCACGCTTCTACCCATTCGCCAAGGATGACGTGATGATTCGCAAGGTGGCGGATGCCATGGACGTCAGCGAGGCCATTAAGACCGAAGAAGAAATGATGATCCAAATGAAGCAGCAACAGGCGGCGATGCTGGCTCAAGCTCAAGGGACGCAGCCAGGGGCCATGCCTGGGGCCGGTCCAATGCAAGCCGAACCACAAGGATCGATGCCGATTCAAGAGCCTGGCGCAGGACAACCACAACCGGAGGCCGGATACCAATGAGTGACTTGCAGCAGAAGAAAGACGGATTACAGCTCTTAGCAGCCCTCACTGACGACAACACCAAGGCGGTCTTTGTGCGGTCTTTTCAGACGCATCTCACCGATATCGTGATGGATCTGCTGGCTCCCAATCATTCGGACAGCGAAGCCCTGGCACTCAGGGCGCAAGCCATCGGGGTGATCGACGTGCTCAATCGGATCGGTGGGCAAATTGTCAATGCGTCACAGGCGGCAACTCAACGGGCCGTCCAGCGACGCGTGTTGCAGGCCGTGGGTGAAGACCTGGGGTAATCCCAGAGAAAGGGGGAAGCATGGCGAAATACCAAGACATGGGCATGAAGAAGACGGCGACGCCAAAGAAAGCGACCGTCTTGGAAAAGCATTCGCTCAAGAGCGGATGGTTCACCAAGAAGCCAGGCATGAAGGGCGATTGCTAATTTTACCCAGGTCGATTGCTCACCGTCTCGACGGTAAGCCGCTTCCCTGGTCAGAGAGGAACGCACGATGACGAAGTTGATGCAGGACATAGGGTGGGCCGCTGGTCGCGTCTACGGCCATGCTCGCCTCTTAACCATCGATCGGGATGATCCGCAAGGGTCCGCTGCCGTCGATGAGCGAGAAGACGAAGAGATCGAGGAGAAACCCATAGTCGACGAGGACGATCGGTTAGACGACGACGACCTTGACGATCAGCCAAGAGGCAAGCGCGAGGACAAATCCGTCCAGGCCTATAACGGCCTGAAGTCAGAGCGCGATCGGTTGAAGGCGGAGAACGAGAAAAAAGACAGGCTCTTACAGGAACTCAGCTCACGGGTGGAGCGGGTCGAGCAGGGCCGGGAGAGTCGGGAAAGCGTCAATGCGCGAGTCGATGAGGAGAGCAAGACGATTGACGGGCTCAAGCGTCAACTGTCTTCCAAGCTCAAAGCCTTAGATCGGAACGATCCCGAGTATAGCGACAAGCTCGTTGGACTCTGGACCGATCATCAGGCTGATGTCGCTCGCATCGCCAGTGTCGAAACATCCAATCAGGTGGTCCAGCATCGCTTGACGATGGATGAGCAGCGCGAACGGGCGCAGCAGGTCGCACTCGACGAACTCGAACGGCAAGGGTTGTCGAAAGACAATTTCAAGCTGTTGCGCGCGATGGCGGCGGTCAAGTCTCAGGACGATCCCGGATGGGACAGACGCATGCCCAATGACGAACAGATCCCGCACCTCGTGGGACTCCTGAAGGAGCATCTTGTGAAAACCACCAGACAGAACCCCGCGTTTCGTGAGGAGAAGGCAAAGCACCGATCCAGCATGGACGGAGTGATTGGCGAAGGCTCGCGCAGTGAGCGACGGAGCGCCAAGTCAGAGCGTGATGGCGAGAGCGAACTTGGCTCAACCCTGGACGATCTGGCGAAGCTTCGCAGCTCTCAGCGGACAAACGCCTCGCGCATGTTACGTGCGGAGCGGTAACGCCTCACGGCGGAGGGGATAGAGGAGTCTCATCATGGCAGGAAATTTCCAGTGGTCGGCGGATATTACGTCCGGCGTCTCACGTAACCATGCTCTCAGTAAGGAATTGCGGTTTGCCAGCATCGCCGAAACGCTGGTGGTTCAGTTTGCCCGCCCGGAGTCCGGATTTGGTGCCAACATGGGCGATACCGTGACAATTCAACGGGTTCGGAACGTTGCCGAACCGACGTCCGCCGTCTTGTCCCAATCGGGCAAGATGCCGATCGACGCCATGGCGATGAGCACGCGCTCCATCACCGTGTCGGAGTTCGGACGCGGGGTCGGCTTTACCAGGCTCGTCAAGATTCTGAATCACTTCGACATCGAGAACGCGATTCAGAAGTCCCTCAAGAAGCAGATGAAGCTGACGCTCGATACCGTCTCAGGGACGGCGATCAAGAACGGGCAGATTCGGTTCGGCCCCACCAGCGCGATTGGGGGAACCTTCACGACGGATGCTGGTGCCACATCCGTCACCGGCACCACGAACATGACGGTGGCACACGTCAAGATCATCCGCGATTACATGCGGAAGACCTTGCACGTCGACCCCTATCAGGGGAACGCCTACATGGTCTTGGCGTCGACCAAGGCCTGCCGTGGCGTCAAAGACGATCCGGAATTCCATGCCTGGCGGCAGTATTTGAAACCTGGTGACGTCTTCCACAACGCGGAAATCGGCGAGATCGAAAAGTGCCGGTTCATCGAAGTGGACCATGACAACTTCCTCACGGAGCGCGGCACTGCCAGCGCCGTTGGTGAAGCGGTCTTCTTCGGCGACGACATCCTGGCGTTGGCGGAAGTCGAAGCGCCTGAATTGCTCTTGGCGATTCCGGCGGACTTCAACCGGCAACACTCGATGGCCTGGTACGGCGTGTTGGGCTTCGCCAATGTTTGGGGCGATAGCAGCTCTGACGGTGAAGCGCGAAGTGTCTATTTTACGTCGTCCTAGGACTCACTGACGAGACAGTGAGGAAGGCAGGCAATGAACGTCAATCAGGAGGGATGAACATGATTCGGTACAACTGGAACAAGATCTGGAGGGCCGTCAAAGGCACGTCCCTCTGGAAGTTGGTGCAGCGGGAGCAGGATCTCCCGTTAGCGTTGGATATTCACCGGGCCGTTTGCTGGGCTCCCTCGATGGAGAAGGCGCTTGGCATGGGGCTCTTGAATCGGCCATTGCCCACTTTGGCCGGCGGGAACTATGGCGCTGAAAGTCGGCGCTGGCTCTCTCCCGATATTGGCGGGGTGATGGACTTTAGCGGAACGGGCTCTGAAGGCCAGTTCTACATCTTCGATTGGTTCTTGGTCGATACCATTGGGTTTACCTTTGGCATCGCCGGGACCACAACCCCAGTCAAAATCGATTTTGATCTCTATCCAGGGATCAATGCGACCGGCACCATCATCGCCGCGAATCTGGATGGCACGCAGGGTACCGTCACGGCACCCAATGCCACCACGGCGCAGGCGATCGGCGCGGTCAATTACAAGGTCATGGATGGGCCGATCCTGTGTCGGCCTGGCAACTCGATTGATGTCGATGTCGCCACAGCCTGTACAGCCGGCTCCTCGGCGATGGCGTTCGTCCTCGGGTACCCGAAGGGCGAGACCTTCCCGAATCTGAGCACCGGGTTTCTTGGTACTTAATCTGTAACCTTGGCATGACAGGAGGCGGCTCGTCCGCCTCCTGATTCATGAGAAGGAGCTCAACATGTCTGGATTCTATGTTCGCGACAAGTACCTGTTTCAACGATCCCGCAACCAGAAATGGAACGGGATCGAGAACCAAATCCCCGGCAAGGTGTTCTATGTCGTGCCGAACACGGCCTATACCTCGGCGTTCACCGTGACGATGGCGGCAGTCTGGGCACGCGAGAACAACCAGTATGTCTACGATACAGTCAATCTGGCCTATGCGGATGTGGTCGACGGCCGAGGCGATGCCATCGTCCTCTTGCCCGGTACCCATACTTTGACGGCGAATATTGCGTTGTCAAAGTCGAACCTCTCGATCTGGGGGGCGGATGCCTGGGCCGGCCGGAAAGTCCGTAAACCAACTTCCATCATCAAGGGGATTGCAGGCTCAGCCGCATTCGCCATCACAGGGGCCGATGTATCCTGGTACGGCCTCACGATTGTGCCGATCACGGCCTTGAGCTTTGCCACCTTCACGGGGGCCGCGGACGGGTTGACCGTCGAAGATTGCTACTTCGACATGGCGACTCCTGCCGTGAACATCGCGACCGAAGGCTTTACCGGCTCGGCTGCGATTGAAAACTTCAAGTTCAAGGGCAATGTGGCCTGGTCCGACGGGGCACAAGGGCCTTGCGTAGAATTAGTCGGCGCGAACATCAACGGGCTGTTCCAAGACAACCACTACCATGTGGATACCGGCACCTGGGCCTCAGCGGTCAACCTGATCGATATTGACGGCATCGTTGCTGTCAATGAGCTGGCTACTTGTGGCGGGACAGCCATGACGGCCTGTTTCACTGGGTCTGGCACCACGGTCATTGCAGGGGCCTTGTTCCGAGATTGCCGCAAGGGCGTGCTCGTCACGCTTCTGGTGGACGGGTTTGGAACAACCTCACACGCGGAAATCGTCAACAACTATACGGCGACGGTTGGAGGCGGAACGGGCAGCACACTTGTGACCACCATCACCTAATCACCGCCTGAATGGTGAGCGATGGGAGGGGCACAGTCCCCTCCCATTTCAGAAAGGATGTATGCAACGACTCGCAGGCAATTTCATCATCAAGCGCAGTTTCGTTTCGTATGGGTCAGACGGCAACATGGTCGAGCTCTACGAACTCCCCAACGGGCAATGGCAGTTCGGAAAGGGACGGGATGCGACGGTCGTCACCTCCATGGAGCAGGTCTCCATGGTCACAGATCCGTCTGTTCGAAAGGACATCGAAGCCTGGATTGAGCGATCCAAAGGGCAACCGCTGCAGGCAGTCCAGCAGGGAGCGACACCGTTACTGGCTGGCGATACCGTCAGGGATCGACTCAGCACCGCGCTCAGCCGGATGCCAGAGGAAGCCGTCGCCAGAATTCTTGGGTCGATCGAGCAGGTCATGGGACCGATTGCCGATTCGTTATCGACGTCGGCTGAGACCAATCATTACAGCGATGGATTCGGCCAGGATCAGGAGTATCGACCACCGGCCACGATCCCGTTCACCCTTCCGGAAGGGGCGAAATGGGCACAGGAAGGCCGTCCTGAGGGCGGCTATTTGACGCCAGATACCACGGTACGTGACGAAAAGGGGAAACCCACGATGCGATGGCATCCAACTCCACAGTTTGCACAGTTCGTTGACACGGCTCCTGAGAAGACAGATATTGAGATTGAGATGGCGGCAGAGCGGGAAAAGCATCAGGATCAGGAATTAGTCGGGGCTGGATCTGTCAGACGATCGAGACGACGATAACCGTCGAGACGGTAAGGAGATGCTATGGAATATGTCTATGAGCCGGTCAGCCAAGCCTGGCCGACCAAATTCTTGCAGTCGCACGCCAATGCGCAAGTCTTGGCGACTAGGCCACCAAATAGCCATGGCACACACTTTGTGTTGAGTGAGTTCAGTGTCCATAACCGATCAGGAGGCAGTGCGATTGTTGGCATTGGTGGACGCATTGCTGCTTCATTGTGGCGGTTCTACACCTGGGATGAGTCGGAATATGCGGCCGGCACCGTCCTGACGGACGACACGACCGATGCCCAAGACTCCGGTACCGGGGACGTCAATCTCGATACCGTGTCGACCAATAATGATGGGTTTGTGATCGGCTGTGATATGCCGTTTAGTATTGCCTCGTTCATGATCTCGCAAGCCAGTACGGCCAGCACAGCCTGGCAAGTGTACTACTCCAAAGCCTCGGCAGGAACAGGATTTCCCAACAACTTCACTGAAATCACAAACCTGTATGTTGCGCCGTCATTCGACTCCACCGGAGAGCAGCTTATTTGGTTCGAACCTCCTACGGACTGGTATCAAGTCAAGTCTGATACGGCCATCGTGAACCGCCATGGTCGGAGCGACCGCACAGTGCTGGGACATGTTGCGCCGCCACAATATCTCTTGGTCGTTAAGTCGTCGACGGCTCCCAACTCAACCCAAGGACAAATGACCCTGGCCACGCTTGGGCGGATGCTCTTTACAACGGTTGGCGTTGCCGATGGAGGAATTTTAACCAACATCGGTGGCGTGGAAAAGCCGTTACCGGCAGGCTGTGACGCGATTGCGGCGGCGATCAGTGTGGCCTCACAGCAAAGTCGAGTCGATGTCAGTTACCGCTATAGCGGATAAAGAAGGAGACGTATATGCCAAGTCAACCTGTGACAGTGGATTATCGACGGTCTGGAACAACGGTTCGCCCTCCAACACAAGGCACGAGCCCAACCACATCCCGCGTGAATGATACGTCGATCAATACGATCTTGCGGCCAGTCAACATCAACCGGATTTCCTTGACCATCGTGAATGAAAGTTCGGCGGTGCTGTACGTTCTCAAAGGCACGGGAGTGGCCTCTTCTACAAACTACACCTACAAGCTCAGCCAGAACGATACACTGACTATTGATGATTACACAGGGCAGGTCAATGGAGTCTGGGCGACGGATCCAAACGATGGGGCGGCACAGATGACGGAGGTTGCACCATGAAGAGGTCATGGCTCATTGGTAGCGTGCTGATTATGTGCTCTATGTCTGGTCTTGCCTTGGCCGACTCACTATCGCGACCTGGTGGTGGTGGCGGTGGCGGGTCTGGTGATGTCACTGATGTATGGGGATGTACGACAGGGAATTGCAATGCGTTAACTGGAGCTGCAGGGGATTCATTCGATGCGGGGTCTGCTGATTCCAGTAAGCCAGCTACTCGGTCGGCCTCTCTGCCAGGTACATGCACCGAGGGGCAGATGCATCAGGATACGGATTCAGGAG